TTTTTTGATATTACAAGGAAAACCAATGGTTTTTGAATATTGTGCTCCCGTTTTGAATTCCGAATAGGGCACTTTCAATTCATCCATTAATTGAATCAACAATTTGTCCTTTTCTTTACGCCCGACTCCCGCCCCATTTACCACCGGTACGCCTTGAAATATTTCAGTCCCCAAGCGACCTCCAAACCAACGTTTTTTGTATCGTTCAAGAATGGTGATGCTGGTTTGCGGCGATATTTTTTGTATTTGTAACCCACTATATAGACCGGCAATACCTCCGCCGACAATCACAACATCCGAATACAATGACATAATATATAAGAATATATATAAGAACACAAAATATTTATATATATTTTTAGTAATATTTATTGACCTCCATTTTGTTCATCCATAAGTTCATTTACTTTTTCTATATATTTTTCCATGGCAACATTTCTATCCATGCCATAATTTTTGTACCAAGCATCCCATCTTGCCCGAGCAGCGAGTTGTATGGACCAAGGTTGTGGTGTATTACAATCCCCCTGAGTGGATTGCTTATAGAGTCCATAGAGTATGAGTAAATCGGAGTCAGATGGCAATGGGTCTTTTGTTTTGATAAGAGCGACATAATCTTGAAACTGTTGTTCCAAATTTAATTCCATCTAACATATGAAGATAAAAATATTTTATTTCTTTCAGTATTTGGTATTTACAAAATTAAAATTCATTACTGGTAATTTATTATCTAGTACGCAAGATGGCGACGCGATGCCAATGACCGCACACGCAACGCGTTTTCCCGAATTTCCAGTTGTTAAAGATGTTTCATGTCCCCCCATTCCACAATCATCCGGGTCTGCGTGTATAATGAGCCCCCTACCAATTATATTTGCCTTGGACCCGTGTAGTTCGATAAAATTATCCATCATAATATATTTTGCGCATCCTTTTGAATCGGTCATCAGATTTCCTAAATCACCAACATGTCTTTCCTTGATACCCGGACAACCGTGTTTTTTTCCATATGGATTAAAATGCGCGCACATACTTTCACATTTGTTTGTCAAGTCACCGCATTCATGAACATGAAAACCATGTGATGCGTTTTTCTTTAATCCAGATAGATTTATTTCTATTAAAACGGATGAATTGTCGAATTCAAAAAATTTAACGGTGCCTTTTATTTTACCATCAAATATAGCAATAGCTTTTGTCGTCATTATATTATACAAAATATATTATAATAATTTTATTTTGTTTTTATATGTTTTTGTTTTTTCATTTTTATTCTTTCTTGTTTTTGATGGTTAAATTCTTTCGAGATTTTTTAAAAACGACACTTTTTTTATTTTTACAAGTAAATTTTCCGCGAGTTAAACCTTTGCGACCGAATACAGTTTTGGAACAAACGCCGATTGCTAAGGGCTCATTTATTGGACTGACTTTCTTAATACATTTACAAAGTTTTTCGGACAATATTTTTTCCGCGCTTTTCTTAATATCTACTAGTTTTTTTGGGACATATAAATTATAATATTGCAAAATTTTAATATAATCATTTTTAGTTATTTTGAAAGACATAAATTACTTGTTTTATTATAGTATTTTATTTTATTTTTGTTATTTTGGTTTTTTTGTAAAAATATGTAAAACATGTAAAAATAAAATTCAAAATGATATAAAAATATTCATTTATATATACATAGTCACAAAATGAATGATAAACAAAAATTATTATTAGCAAAATATGAAAATGAAGTAAAACGACCTAAAAGCTCAGATTTAGGTGTGAAAAGTGATACACGCGCAAAATTACGGTCGCTTATAGCAAAAAAAATATTAGATAATTCCCAGACAACAAGAAGAAAATATAGTCATTCCATGGTTTCATCTACGAATTCAGATAATTATATAAAGGATTTAAACGCAATCAGTGCGTTGAAAAAATTACAAAAAGAACGGTTAATCATATCTAGATTAGGATTTGCCGAAAAGGCATACGCTTTGGATAAACAAATAGAAGTTATGCGCGAAAAAGCAAAAGTCGTGAGAAAAGCAGAAGAAGAAAAATTAATGGCCGAAATGTTGGAAACGCTACATAAAAAGAATGAACGAAAACAACAGCGGTTAGATGCGGTAATAAAACAAGAACACGACGAATTAGACGCATCTATTAAAAAAGAAAAGGACGAAATGATTGAAAAACATAGAACAGAATTTTTGAAAATAATAGAAAATGCTGAAAGAAAATCGATCGGAAAAATAAAAAGTTGTAATTGTGAAAACGATTATTTATGTCATCATAATAAAACCTCTTCATGGAATATACGCAAACCTAAACCTATTGTAATTTTATACCGTAAAAACAGTAAAAGATTGAAACAAGGTGGTCGTACAGAGGATGCTATACAAATTGAAGAAAAAGCAGATGAAATTGATTATGAAAGTCAAATTGAATGGAAGAAAAATATCGCGACATCAATCGTCCAGTCGCCTTGGAATGCGAATGAACCAATCATAGATCGAACCATTGAAAACCATAAAAAGGAATTGGAAACAATGGAAAAAACTCATGAATTTAAAAGAAATGCGTTTAAAGAAAGATGTAGTAGGCGTAAATTTGCGTTACATAATAACTTGATTACAGATGAACGCCGATTGAAAATAAAGGCGAAAAGAATATATGAAAAACAATTACAAGAAAAATTAAGAAAAGAAGGGTTAGATGATAAAAACGAATTTACTGACGATGAATATTCTGATGATGATAAAGATGTAAAATATATAATGAACAACAATCGTTTCCAACGTGAAAACGCCCAACAAGAAAAACCAATGGCAACTGTATCATTTTCCGAAGGAGAACAAAATTCACTGATAAATAATATAAAACAATTTAATGAATCTTATTACAACAATAATACAATACATCAGTCATTTAATTATTCGCCGAAAACCAATGTGATGGTTAAATTCTTAGAAAATGACTATGAACCGTTGCCAAAATTAGTAAGTGAAACCAAATATAAAATTACGCAAAATAATGTATCGTTTTCAATAGATGCGGATATAGATATGGAAAATAAAACCATTACACCAATCATGCCGACAATGTCTAAACCTACCCATAATACATTTGTTCGTCAAGGAACCATTATCAAAGAATTATAATATTATTACCCAAATATCGAAAAGAAAAAGATAAAAAATAATTAAAATATAAATACGATTTATAATAATAAATATCTAAATGATTGATAAAATAAAAAATTATATTTTTGTATATGGAACAATACGCAAAGGATGTAAAAATTATAGTATAATAGAAAATGAACCAAATGTGAGAAAAATAGGATTTGGTATTACAGCAAATAAATATACATTTATTGGAGCAATATCGGGAGCGTATCCATATGCTACAGAACATTCCTTTGATGGAATAGATAAGGTAAATATAATAGGTGAATTATATGAGGTTTTATCACAAACATTTTTAGAAAAATTAGACAAATTGGAATATAATTATATTCGTAAATTTGTAATAGTTAAATCAAATGATATATATTATAAAACAAATATGTATTTGTTACAAGACGAAGAGTTATTAGATGGAATAAAAAAAAATTTATATCCAGTTGGAAAAAAACGTTTTTATTCTATTACAAGCGGAGATTGGTTAGAAAACCCTTGATTATTGTAAAAGTTTTACTAATATATTAAAAATCTTTTCTAATATATTATATCACCCAAGTAGCCCCGTTTTTACGCAGTAATATTTTAATTTTTTCATTCGTCGCGGAATTTAACGGTGATCGTCCATATTTGTCTGGAGCATTCACATTGGCATTTTTGGAAATTAACAATTCAAGACATGCTAAATTATTTTCTGCGGCGGCTACATATACAGGTGTTCTGCCATTGTTACGCGGTTTATTTATATCACCTCCTTTATCTATTAGCAATTTCAAACAATCGTAATTTCCATGATATGCAGCCACGTACGTGGGTGTTCTACCATCTTTATCCAATTTATTCACATCAGATCCGGATTCTAATAATAATTCTAAACAACGAATATGGTTATAAAAAGTCGCTACATGTATGGGTTCTTCACCACGTTTTTCGACCAAATGAATATCAGCACCGTAATCTAATAATAATTGTAAGCATTTAAATCTACCATAACGAGAGGCAATATACACAGGTGTTTCATTAAATGATGCGGGTATATTTGGATTCGCGCCATTTTGTAATAATAATTCTAAACAAGCACTATAACCGTTACACGCCGCAACCCATACTGGTGTTTGTAATTTGTCATTTTGATGATTGATTCCATCATAGTCTTTCCATTTTTCTAAAAATATTCGTAATTTATCCACTAAATTATTAAATGTCAAATAATGGATATTTTTTTCTATTTTTTTTATCAATTTACGTTCATCTTCTTTTTTTTGTTCTTCATCTGTAAAAAATTTTTCTTTATAATATGGGTCATCTCCGGACCGTAGTGTATCAGCAGTAATATGTGACGCAAAGGACATTTGTATTAATAAATATATACTATATTATTTTTATATATTTATATATTGTTTTTATATATTTTTCCATAAAAAATCAAAATAAAAAATCAAAAATTTACAAATAATGATTGATCACCCTTGAAAGGTTTGATTCTTGGAAGTGTCGTTAGTGGTTCATACACATTTTCATCCAATTTATTCGGAATATAACTCGGTATATATGTTCCGTTTGTAATTTCATTTATCATGTCTTTATAATTAGAAAACAAATTGTGATTGAATATAGACAATGTCCCTTCTTTTGATCCAATGCGTTTATCTCTTTGTCCATTCAACAATTCAATCAATAAATTCTCCATATTTTCATTTTGTATTACTTTTTTTACATCATCTGTTATGGTGAATCCTTTTCTATAAACATTTACGATATTTGTAAATAATAATGTAATATTGTTTTCCAAAGTAGTGTTTTTTTCACCAGTAAAAGGCATTTTTTTCATGAATAGTTCATATAATAAAACTCCCAACGACCAAATATCAGTTGATTTATCATAACCTATATTCATTAAAATTTCAGGAGACAAATATTCTGGTGTCCCGCATAATGTATATGTTTTTTGATCAACGATTTGTTTTACAACCTCCCCATTTACCGATGTATATTCATTTATATATCTTACTCTTTTTGCCAAACCCATATCAATAATTTTTATATATCCTTTTTCATCCAACATAATATTTTCTGGTTTCAAATCTCTGTATATAACCCCCTTACTATGAATATAATCGAGCGCGATAACCAGTGACGATAGGTAAAATAATATCAGGTCAAATGGTAAAATAGGTAGATCTGTATTATCGTATAATAAATTACATAAATCTCCATACAACAATAATTCAAAAACCATATATAATTGGTCATTTGTTTGAAAAGTCCCCTCTAATTTTATAATAAATGGGTGTTTTAATAATTTAAGTATATATACTTCTTCCATAAGATGCTCTACTTTTTTGATACTTTCTTTTGATAATACTTTTAACGCATAGGTCGTTTCTGTTGTATTTGTTTTGTGTATGGATTGTAATACATGCCCAAACGCTCCGGTTCCCAATACATTTACGTGTTGAAACTGGTTATTATCAAATAATGGTTTTTGGTCAGATTCGGTGTCTTCTTCTATGGTTACTGGCTCTTCATACAAATAATGTTTCGTCTGAGTTTGTATATTTTTTATTTTATTTATCATGTTCATTTTTATGTTTATTTTGATGTTATTTCAAATATATCTTTATTTTTTTAATTAATATTTTTCATATAATAATAATATATAAAAATGATATATAAAATTATGTATATAATATGACAAAGAGAGCATACAATTAGATGGCAGATAAAAATCGTAAAAAATATATGAAAAGAATTACTATCAAAAATGGTTTAACCGAAAAAATAATAGTGTATTACAACAATTTTATGAGTTGTAACAATATAGATAAAAATATAAGACAATTTAATAATACTGAAGAAAGTGTTGAAAAAGAAAAACGGTTTCAAGAATTATTTCCTACAATAAAATCACCCACAGAAATAGAGTGTATGGAAATATTAAATTCAATATGTAAAAAACCAGCTTTATCTAATGCGCCGTCGCATGAGCTTGAATGGTTCAAAAGATTAATACATATGGTTGAATACATTCCGGTATGTATTACCATTTCATCCGCAAAAAAAGAATATTTTGGGTTTCCTCTAGTATATGTAAATAAAGAATTTGAAAAAACAACCGAATATGATAGAGAAGATATTATAGGTCAAAATTGCAAATTTTTACAGCCAGAATTACCTATACCCGAAGAAATTCCACAACACACATTATTATGTAAGCTATTACAAGAAGGTGTAAGCACAAGTATTATCATTACAAATGTTAAAAAAAGCGGTGAGTTATTTTATAATTTATTTACGTTAAAACCTGTATTTGACACAGACGGAAACTATGTATATTGTATAGGTGTTCAAACCGAAATAACCAATATAACAATCAGTCAAAAGAATGCGCAAAACATAATAGATGTCTTGAATATATTATGTAATTAAAATTATACCTCAAATTATAGTTCAAATTGTAATATGTCGATTAGATCTATTACATTTTTTATATCAGTCAAATTCAATTCATCTGTTATTTCGGTTTGAATTCCAATAACAAAAATATAATTTCCATACCGGTCACATATAGGTTTTAATGCCAATAAATTTTTAAAGGGCACCCCATTAGATTTGTAATTGGTAATAACTACACTTACTGGTTTTGAAACTTCCAATGAATTTTTCATCAACACATATTGTAATTCTTCTTTTCTGGGAGGTTCATCTGGTTGTAAAAAATTACAGTTTTTACCTATAATATCTTCTCTATTATACCCCGTCATTTTTTCAAACTGTTTATTTACATATAATAAGGGAAACCCCATTATATTTTTTTTCGCATTGGCAATAGTTACACATAGTGGTAGGTTTTCAACAATTGATGTCATTCGATTAAACCATTTTAAATCATCATAATTTAGATGCGAATATAAATAATCACGTGATTGGTCTTTAAAAATTTCAATAAATTCATGTATTGTAGAATTTTCGCGTGTAACTGGAGCAAATAAATCATTTAATCTTGCTTCTTTTTCTCTAATCAGTTCTTTATTTAAATCTTTTGATAAAACTAAATTCAAGTTTGTATTTAATTGTTCGCAATATATGTATTGTAAATAAGAATTTGTTTTTGGTTTATGTTTTGCTACCTCAAGTAAATCCATAATTAATTATTTATTATAATTATATATAAATTATTTTTATATTTATTTGTTTATTTTAAATTTTGTTTGTTTCTAAAATTTAAAATATACATGTATATTAGGTAAATATGACAACAAACAAAAATCCAGGTAAAGTGGTCGTCTTTGATATGGATGAGACCCTCGGATATTTTACACAATTTTCTTATTTTTGGGAAAATATGAAAGTCTATTTTAACGAACATCAAAACAATGTAAAGGAAAAACAACTTGACGACAATTTCAATAAAATATTAGATTTATATCCTGAATATATTCGTCCCAATATTTCATCTATATTGAAATATTTAAAACACAAAGTGGAAATCAATAAATGTCAAGGTGTCATGATTTATACCAACAATAACGGTTCCAAAGAATGGATTTATCATATTAAAGATTTTTTTGAAGAAAAAATAAAATATAAATTATTTAACCATGTCATTTGTGCTTTCAAAGTTGATGGCAAACAAATCGAAATGTGTCGCACCACATACGAAAAAACTGTGAAGGATTTTATTAAATGTACGAAACTTCCAGAAAATACGCAAATATGTTTTTTGGATGACCTTTTTCATCCCAAGATGAATTATGAAAATGTATATTACATTAAACTAAAAGCATATAAATATGATTTGACATTTGATGAAATCATGAAACGATTTTCAAACAGTGATATTGGTAAAAAATTATTGAATGACCAACAACAAGAAGAATTTCATGATTACATGAGTCAAATTTTTCATAGTTATCAAAACGTGACAAAAATAAAAGAAGAACAAGACATTGATAAAATTATCACCAAACAGACGATGCTTTATTTACAAAATTTTTTTTATTCTAAACAATTAGAAACTATTAGAAAAAATAACGGTATATCAATTCCTAAACCTGTTATAAAAAGTAGAAAAACAAATAAAAATGTTAGAAATAAGAGTTTAAAAAAGGAATGAAAGAGAGAAAACCCTAACCCATTATAGTGTCTAACCCTAACCAGTTTTTGCGTTCAATCCTAACAACGCCCTTAATTTTGATTCAACGGGTGATATATTATCTAGTAACCATTCATTTAACGCAGTTGTAGTAAATATGAAAAATGCTGCTGTAAATACAATTGTTTTATCTAATCCAGTGAATTTTACTTTATTAAATATGTTAAACCTATACATTAAATACAAAGAAATATATATTTTAATATAATAATTCATTATAGAGATATATTCAGGATTTATAATTGTGAATCCGAAATAAAGTGTGATAATAGAAATCCATGAAAGTATAAAAAATATATTTAACCCGTTCATTTGAATATAATATAATATTTTTTTAATTGACATATTATATTATCTTTATAAAATAATTTTCGTCTTCATTTTTTATATCCATTGTTTACAATAAATATAAATAAAAATTAACATAGTAAAATATTATATATAACAAATATATAATGAGTCAATTAAATTATGGTGAAGTATCTTCTTCGCAAAGAGTAGATTCCGCGAATTTAAGAATATATGAAAGAAATATTCCATCCCAATTATTACAACCATATTTGAGTGTAAGACCCGTCATGACTAAATATTCTCTTATGCCTATTGTTGACCCCCGTGCTCCTATTAATGTCCCTATGGAACAATTACCGATTTACAACACTGAAAAAGTATTTAATCCGGGGAATGCCACTGCGCCATGGTCTGGATATGCCTCAAATGTCAATGTAGAATCCGACTTACAAAACCGGATTTTTGCCCATCAGAAATGCAGTCAAGCCGTATATGTCCCAAGTAGCGAGAGCGATTTATATAAATTCGGGTTTAAACCAAAGAATGAAACATCGCAACCTTTTCCTCATTTATTCAAAGACGAACATTTTAGCGATTTTAATCCGAATCCTGAAAATATTGGGCACGGGCTTTTCCAAAACTCAACACGCCAACAATTGAAAACGGTGGGTGATTTTTATGCGAACAAAGATGTGTATAATTGTGTAAATGATTTGATTGAACAGAAAACGGCGCAAAAAGATGTGAAACCACCGAATAGCAAGCCTAGTCTAAAGCCTACAACAAATACAAAATAAGATAATACATAAATTACATTGATTTATAATAAAATTGAAATATAAATACTAAATTAATACTATTTATATTTACAACATGAGCACCGTTTCAGAAGAAATACAAGAGTTACAATTAAGAATAGTAGAATTAGAAAAACAAAAAAAAGAAAAAGAGGAAAATGATAAAAAAACATCAATAGACCATAATTTTAAGGTCTTGAATGATTTATTAACTGAAAAGAAAACTAAAGTTAATAATAAATATTATGGAAAAGTTAATAATAAATATTATGGAAAAGACGAATCACTTTCAGTAAGATATTATACCCAACAACTTGTTACACATTTAGAAGCACTTTATAATATTCTACAAATTGTAGATGAAAGATTAAAAAAATTAGAAGAAAAATAATACATTTACTATTTGTAATATATTTAATAAGCTATATATTATAAATGACGACAGAACAACCTCCACAAAATAACGTGAAACATGTGAACCAATTTAACTATGTAGACCAATTGACGCTAGAATGTCTCATGAATAAAGACCAATATTCTTTACACATGAAACCTGCCAGTAGATCTAAAAAAATCAACAATAGTGATCGCAAGTTTTACAAGAAACGTATCTATGATTTAACAAAACAATTACTAAACAATGAAACCACTGAAAAAATGTTTCCCGATGTTGTTTTTTCTTTTGAATCCTATATTAAGGCGTGTATTGACTATTTCAAAGTCTTGGATAAAACCGATATACTACAAGAAGATTACCAACATCTTCCTAGTGGCGAATATTTTCCGGAAGAACTAAACACGGATCATATAAGTAATTCCCAAGATGCTGACCAATTAATGTTGCGCACGATTAAAATCCAAGAACCAAATGCTTTGGAAAAATTGGTGAAACGAACCAGCACTAAACTGAAAAAACCAATGATTTTACCGAGAGAAAAAGAGATTAATTTAAAAGACCCCAATTTAAAAAATAAAGGAATTCGTAAAAAGAATAATATCAACAATAAATATGAAGATAAAAATAAATATGAAGACGAAAAAAAATAATAAATATAGAAAATTGGAGAAAGGAGGAAATAGGGGTAAGGAGAGAAAAAATAAAAACGGAAAGATGAATAAAACCTATAAAATACATAAAAAAATCACGAGACCAGTTTTAGAAAAACAACAAATGAAAGTGAAATGTGCGCCAAAGGGAAACAAAGAACAAAAGGATTATACATGTTATGACGATGAAGCACTTTATAAATTAAAAGAACTTTGGAACGCGCGACATCCCGACGCATTGATCAAAACCAACGACACCAAGCAAATCTGGAACGAGTTGAATAATTACCTAAAAAACAGCTGTAATAAAGAATCGTGTTGGCTAGAACAAAAATTCGTGGATACAAAAGTCGCACGAGATTTAGAAACCGAATCTTTTGCGCCAGAATCGCCCAAAGAATGGAAACTGAATCCAAATGAATGGTTGTCTAGTGTGGAAATTATCAATGTCATGAAACAATACGAAAAAGCCTATAAATGTTTTGATTTTATTGGACCATCGCCAATAGATTACGACACACATGAATTATACGGTGAATGCGTGTGGGAAGAATTATGCCATTTCAATTTGGAAGACGAGATTAAAAAGGGGCGTTTTAAAATAGGTATTATTTTTAATTTAGATCCGCATTACAAAGGCGGATCCCATTGGGTGTCGATGTTTATTAATATTAAAAAGGCACAAATATTCTATTTCGACAGTGCGGGTGATGCGATCCCTCGGCAAATCAAGAAATTTGTAAATATGGTGAAAAAACAAGGAAACGCGCTTCCCCCCGGTCAAAAAATAGATTTTAAATTTGACCAAAATTATCCCGTGGAGCATCAATACGGTGACACTGAATGCGGAGTTTATGCGATTTATTTTATAGTTCACATGTTAGAAGATAAGCACACAGCAGATTATTTTAAAACCCATGTATTAAAAGACGAATATATGCAACGATTCAGAAAGGTATATTTTAACGAGGATTTGTAACATTTGATATATTTATTTGAGAATTACCACTTTTATTTCTAATATATTCTATACAATCTTCTATTGAATAATTAGTGCTATATAATTGATATTTTTTTGTTAATAAACTAAATACACTTTGATCGTGGCGATGATCAATAAAACAATCTAAATTTTGTGATCTTGATGGAGAATCATCTATATTATGGTAATCACAACACAAATCATACCACAAGTTTATTAATATACGTGTTTCTTTACATATTAAAAATAATAAAGCCCCGGCTTGATGTTGTGATGTGTCTAAATATTTATTTTCTAATATATTCAATAATAATATTAAGTCCATTTTATTATATTTCTTTTCTAATGCTGTCTTTGATCCAATTATATATTCTGTTTTTACTAACTCCATATAATTTATAATTTTATCTTTTTTTCTAATATCAATCTCACAACCACAATCCGCATATAATAGTACATCACCATCATTAAGTTGTTCACATGTTTTTTTGATTATATATGATTTCCATATCCAATAACCATAACCTTTTTTATTATTTTCAATAAATTCTTGGTGTTGAGACCAAAATATATTATCATTTTTTAAAAATTCATCAGTGTAAGATATTGTTTTATTAAATATACATAAATTATTTGCTTGTTTTATTAATCTATCACTAGCTTCATAATAATTTGTATTTCCAGCACCAAATGTTATAAAATATTTTTTATTCATTATTATTTTATAATAAATATTATTATTTTATAATAAATATTATTATTATTTATATAATATTTAAATAGTTATATTTATTATTATATAAATAATGAATAAAACAATAATTCTTGCTTGGACACATAAAACCTCAAATCTAGAAAGTACAAACATAGAACATTTTTGGGGATTAGGAGATATTATTAGAGGAACAATAAAAATGTATTTTTTATCAAAAAAAATGAATTTTAATTTAATTGTTGACATTCAACATCATCCAATTTCAAAATTTTTAAAAATACAAACACATGAATATAGTAATTTAATATTAGAAAATAAAAACAATATAGAATTTGTATTTCCAGGATATGTAGAAACGTACATTAATAATAATAATAGTGATATTTTATTTTTTTTTACAAACGATCATTATACGCACGATATAACTAATGATTGTAAAGTTTTTATTAAAAATTTATTAACACCAAATGACGAATTTAAAATTTTTTTTGATAATAAAATAAAAGAACTACCATTTGAAATATTTAATATACTACATTTTAGATTAGGTGACGATGAAATGATAAGAAATGAAAATATCTCATTGTCATTATTTGATATAAATTATAATAATTTAATAAATAATCACGAAGAGAATGATGTATTAATAAGCGATTCAATACATTTTAAAAAATATATTAAAGATAAAATTGATATTTTCATGTTTGATACAAAAGTTGGTCATTTTGGATTTCATACAGACGAAAAATCATTAAAAGATACTTTATTTGAATTTTTTATAATAAGTAAAGCAACAAAAATAAAGTCTTTTTCGGTTTATTCGTGGAAATCTGGTTTTGTTAAAATTATAAGTGAAATATATAATATTCCAATTGTTACATAAGATAATATCAAGATTATAATATAAAAATTACAATATAAAAATTATAATATAAAAATTATAATATAAAGATTAAAATGTAGTCATTGTAATCACTTTATGAAGATTACTATTTTTGGTTCATGTAGACAAGATTCATTATATAATGAGTACGAAATAACAAAAATAAAAAATGATGTTTCATATCCGCATTATACAAAAGAAGTAATAGAAATAATAAATTTTATAAAATACGATACGATTCAACCAGAAGATACAATAAATATATTTAGAACACCTATAATGAATCAAACTCCAATTTATTCAAATAATTATAAAAATGATTTTGATACAACTGATGTATTTATAATTGAAATATCAACTAAATTATGTTATGAATATAATAATAAGTATGTTCATCATATTATATACGATATGGACAAATATATAAATAATGAAGTTAAAAATAATATTTTAAAAAGAATACAGACCGATGAAGAAATCGAAAATGATATAGTTAAAATAAAAAAAGAATTAGAACATTCCAAAATTTTATTTGTAGGTCACATTGTTACGTATGAGAAAGGAGAAAGATATAATTTAATTAAATTACTTGAACAAATATGTGCGAAACATAATATTTTATTTATAAATCCTGTAAAAGAATTTAATAAAAGGGGATACGACATTAATAATATGATTCATCAAGAAGATAAAATAATGCATTACAACAATACAGGACATAATGTAATAAAAACAATATATAAAGAATACATAAATTATCTATTAAGTGATCTTAATTATTTAATTGTATATAATTCAAATTTAAATAAAGTAAGAATTGGTTTGAATAGTGATGATAGTGTCGAAAGTAATAATGTAGATGACGGAGGTTATGTAATATTAGATGGATTAGATTATAATTTATTATTATCATGTGGAATTTCTAACGATATACGATTCGAAAATAAATTTTTAGACAAATATAATAATATAAAATGTTATGCGTTTGATGGAACGATTGATTCTTTACCTGATGAAAATTTTAATAAAAATATTAATTTTATAAAAAAAAATATCACTAATACTAATACAATTGATACAACTAATTTATTAGATATAATTGATAATAATGATAATATATTTTTAAAAATGGATATAGAAACAAATGAATTTCAATGGTTAGAAATACTTAATACTGATCAATTATTAAAATTTAAACAAATAGTTATTGAATTTCATTTTGTATTTCAAGAAAGTAATTTTGTTGATGATTTATTTACTAATTTATCATTCCCTATAAGTGTTGAAAGACGAATAAATTGTTTAAAAAAACTTGCGAATACACATTATTTATTACATTTTCATCCAAATAATTGTTGTGGAACTATATTTTATAATGGTGTTGAAATTCCAAACGTATTTGAATGCACATATGTTAGGAAAGACTTATGTAATGATATTACAATTAGTAATAAAGAAATTCCTGATAAAGTTTTAGATATAAAAAATACGAATAATACAGATATTTATTTATCTGGATTTCCATTTTCATTTTAATAAAATAACAAAAATAATATATAAACATAATAATATATATTTATATATTCGCAAAATAATGTCAGCCTCATTCATCACCAATGAAAACATTGATTTATTATGGGAAATTATATTGGAAGAAGAATTTATAAGAAAAGTCGTTTCTAGAGAAAAAGTTGTAGAATTTCGCAATTATTTCATTGTTCAACTAAAAGAATTTTACAATGTGACATCAAAACTAAATATACCCTTAGTTCAATTAAATAAACAGTTTATTACGAATTTTATCATGGTTTTACAACCGGCAGCACACCAAACACCTAAAAACATACCAAATAAACAATTATACACATCACAAGAAATACAAGATGAAAGAAAAAGTCAATTTGAAAACGATTTAATGCGGAAACAAAACGAATTCACACGCGCAATGTCGGTTCCTGTACCAGAAATTCCCAAATTTGGAGAGGATTTAGACAAACCAATCGGGAGTGCAATGGATGAATTGATTGCAAAAACATTAGCTGAAAGAAACTATGAGATACAACAAATACAACGACAAATGCCACCACCACAACAATCACAAGAACAAACACAACAACAAATCAAGTATATTAAAATTGGCGAAGAAGTAAAAGGACCTGTAATGACACCCATTGATGTAAATGATGTTTTTGGAAGGACCCCAGAAAAAACAATGGGTGTCGTGAAAAATGTTTCATGGGGTGAAAATGAGTATCAAGAATATAGTGCGACACAACAACAACCCCAACATCAAGATGAACCCGGGTTTAACCACTTGTTTTCAAAATTAAAAAAGATGGAAACAAAAACCCAGGAACAACAAGATATACAGGATTTGAAATTGTATGTCAGCGAAATTCAAAAACAAATGACAAGTATTCATGAAAAAATGGAAATTCTTTTGAATAGAATAAAATAATAAATAATATAAAAATGTTTCATATTATAATATAATCACTATATATTACAATACAATACCAAATGATCATTTTGCGTTTTTTATATATTATATACAATATATGTTGGATTTATATTACATATACAATACTGACATCAGCATGTACACTAAAAACTCAAAAAAGAATCAAAATAGAAAATAATTCCGTCAAATATATAAAATACAATTATATTTCAAATACAGATACTGTTTGGAATCACGGAGAAGTCGCATGGGAAACTGGATGGGAAAGAGAGAAAAATGAACTCCAGACAGAACCATTGTTTATCGTGGAATATGACTATTCGTCATCAGCAATGGAATTGAAAAACCAAAACAAATGTGATGAAACTATAAAAAACCAAAAAATATATGTAAATGCGTCATTTTTTGGATTCTTAAAAATATTTTATGAAGAATTTTTAAGAAGAGACAATTTCATCATTCAATTTGAAAACATTGAAGACTCAATCTATCATTCACTATTTTTAGTATTGTCTCTTTTATTGAATATTAGTTACAAACAAAGCAAGAAACTAGAGATTCTTGCGCTTTCAAATAATAGTAATAGCGAAATGAACGATTCGTCTTATTTAAAACAATATATGAAAATAAAAAAGAATACAATGAGTTTTTTCTTGGTGGTCTTTTATATTTTCATAAAAAATGTCGGAATCGCAGAATGATTGCGATTATACGGTTACACCTTTTTAACCACTTGTTGTCCTTTATTGTCTGTTTCCACTGTTCCAACCATGACTGGTTCAAATCCTGGTTTTTCAAGTGCTTGTAAGTAACTATCGTAATCATATAAATTACCCAAACGTTCATTCATTTTACGGTAAATATATTTCTTACCACTAATAGTAACCTCTTTACCTTTCCATTCAATCGCCTTTTTATTTATGGATGCCACGGTGTCGGTTTGATCCAAAGAAATGGATGGATTATACGAAAACATATTAGGGTTCGTTTGTCCGAATTGAATACAATGTAGATTCTCTTTTGAACCGCGTTTAGAATAAATTGCGCAATCAATAGATGATTCTTTTACCGCCGTCAATAATTGATTTGTAACTTCTTCTTTAATCGTGGAAATTTCAAATAACGCCTCATCACTTGTCAGTGGTATATATGCCATTTTTTCTTTACCCTTTTCTACGATCTTGTATTGCTTTTTACTCAAATCTTTGTTTTTCAGCTCAATCGACAAATCGCTATCTATTTGCGCCTTAGTAAAGCTCATTAAATACACAAACACTTCTACGCTTTGTAGTGCTTCAGGGAGATCTTTATGACTACAAATACGACGCGCTCTACCAATGACTTGGTCTAAACGCGCAGGGTGCCAGTAAGGTTCCATAATATGAACATACCTGGTATTTCGCAAGTTAATACCTTCTGAACCCGACGCAGTAATCATAAATACTTTGATGATTTCACCTGTATTGTTATTATTTGCGATACTTTTGAGTTCTTTATACATACGCGGTGCGGACACTTCTAAATCTCCCCAATTACTATTGTAAATATTACGAATCACCTCTTTTTCTTCAGCGCTTTCGGTTCCAGTATACAAGGCAAAGGTTGGTTTCCCTCTGTCATCCTCGTCTATATCTAACTCCCAAATACCACTGGCATTTTTCTTGATTTTGAATTGGGCAAATCCATTTTGTTCCAATACTAATTTGAATATTCCGATACCTTCTAATGTTCTAAATTGACTATATACCAAATGTAAACCTGGATGATATTCATCTTGAATATTTTCCAACATGTAAAAATACTTGGGACTATACGTTTCCAACCCACGAGGAGACAATATTTCATTAGCATGTTCTTTCAAATAATACAACGTTCCTTCAATACGTTTTTCATAGCTACGTTTTTCATTTGCGTTATCTGCCATATCACCAATGACATCGTCTCCTTCTACCACACCTTCCCAATTTCCGTGTTCTTCATCCAAGTCCAAATCGACTTCTATATCTTCACCGCCTTTTTCTTCCTCGTGTTTCTTCTTTTTCTCTTTCTCTCCTTGGGTTAAAATAGCACTATATAATTCAGATAAACGATCATCCTTCTTTTCTTTTTTATCTTCCACCAGAGTTTCCTCACCAATTTCCGTCAATTGTGGACGCAACTCTGCTTCTAAGTCTTTCGTTTTTTCATCGCCTTTCGTTTGTCCGGTTTTTCTTTCTGGAAATGGTCTGCCCGGTGGTCTGGGTACCACAAAATTACAAAACAATCTGGAAAAAATACGATAAGTCGATGATGATTCTTTATAAATACCATTTTTATCCATCACGGCTCCCTTATTCTTTCCCGAATTTTTTTCAAGCTTTCGCTCTTGTTGGCGCGCCTCTTCGTAAATATTAAACTGATAATCACTCATTGGTATTTTAATCACATGGTAATCCATTGCCTTTTCATATTTTGGCAACAATTGTTCACTCGCACTTTTAAAATACGAGGTGAGTCCCAGTATTCGTCGTTTAAACAAATCTACATTTTTCATTTTTCCTGTTTCTGGTTCAATAAAACGATTCACAAAATCCTCGAATTTATCTGGTAATGCTTTATACATATGGACAACAATTCCGCCCCCAACAACATCTATTCCATTCTTGCCCAATAAATGTATAATGTTCTTCTTGAATTCATCATCTCCGATAGCACCACGATCAACCATTACCGTTTTACCAGTCATCTTATCGGTCGTCTCTTTCTTACTATTTGTCACCCCGCGGTAACTTCCGTCTTTGTTCTCTCTATTCTCAAAACCAAAAGGATTTCTGGTGACAATTAATTTCTTATTATTTGAATTGTAATCCATATAATCCAATATTTTTTCTTTTTTGAATATTTCTTGTAATAACTCTTTGCTGACTTTTTGACCGCCTTTGATATCAAGTGGGAATTCCCATGTTTTAATATAACCACGCAACATGTTGAATAATATGGCGACTTCATTGGGGTAATTGATAATAGGTGTTCCCGATAATAAAACAATACGCGCATTACTTGCGCTCATTAATAATTCATACAAAATCAGTGAAAGAGATTGTGACACGCGCTCTTTTCTCCCCTTATTGTTGAATGGAATGTCCTTTTCTTTTTCCAGTTTATTCACAATACGACTGATTAAATTGTGCGCCTCGTCAATCACTACGACAGCGTCGTCGAAAATATTGGTTTCAAAATTATTTGTCATATCCTTTAATTTGGCTCTTCGTAATCCGTTGTAATTAATAAATTTATATTTGGTTTGTATCATTTTGTCGATTTGTTCATTCAAACTTTTCAATTCAGGTGGCATTAAATCGTCAATATTGCTTTGTGTCTGTTTTACATTCACTAACCAGGCACCCTTTTTTCTCTCAATGTATTCTTTTGATAAATTCAGTGCGGAGACTAAAGCATCGACTAATTCTGGTTTATCCGCGCTAGAAATCCATTCCCAATACTGACTAGTTTTATAAATTGAGTCGCCGAATTTTTTGATTTCTTCTATGTAATTTCGGCGTAATGAGGCGGGAGTCATGATCACAATTTTTTTGGTGTTCTTCATACCCTCCGCGAGAGCAATAGAAGTTCGACTCTTACCACTACCCAACCCATGGAGCACCAGTAACCCGCGGTAAGGCGTATACATATTCATGTAATCCCTGACTAATTTTTGGTGAGTCAATAAGGCAATTTCACCTGTGGTTTTTTGATTCATACTTTCACAAGTAACTGGGTTCGAATCATTGATGATTTGGTCACGATATGGTTGAAACAGTGAATTAATAAAATTTACAAAGATTTCGCGATTATTCATGTAATAACTGGACACCTTAATATCCACATGTTGTTTTGGTTGTGGTAATCGTTCTACCATTTTAGCATTATCCAGGAGTTCCATTTCTTTTTCGGTCAATACCTTTTCGCCTTTGGGAGGCTTTTGCGTTTTTCGTGTAGTTGGTCTTTCTTCAGTATCAAGAACAATTCCTTTTTCGGATTTCTTTTCAGGAACATAGACAGTTTCGTCCTCTTCTTCCTCAACCAATGTCAGTTTAGGTTTGGTCGTTTTCTTGACCTTCGTTGTTGTTTTTGTTTCTACTGCGGTTTCTGGTTCTGGTTCCTTTTTTTCAGTAATAGGTGAAACTTTACGCTCTCCCAATTTCACTGTCTCTTTTACTGTGACTTTAGTTAAATTTTTTGACGCTAATTTACTGCGTAATGCTTCAATATCAAAATCGGAATTTAATTCACGGTCATCGGCAAATTTTATTTTTCGTCTTTTAGGAATCACTATTTTAATGGTTCTATTTTCATCAAATTCAGTGACAATTGGTTTTACTCTTAAAGATTCTATAATTCTCTCTAAAGGATTTTTTCTTCCATCATTTTTTATATCATCACTCATACTTATATATAAATATAAGTTTTTTAATTTAGTGTTTTAAATTATTTTATAATTTTATACAAATCAAAATATTTCTCACCACCATTTACGCCAATATCATCAAATGTGAAACCAAACAGTAGACCAACAATCCCTTTATTACAAAGTAAAGTGCAAGAAGTTTCTAAAAAGAAATCAATTTGTGAAGAATGTATTAATGGTATTTGTCCTGAAGGTTGTAATATTTCTGGCGGTATTAGACGACGACGTAAAAGCCGTAAAGTGCGTAAATCAAGAAAAAGTAAAAAATCCAACAAAAAATCTAAAAGAAGAAAATAAAAATACGCTATAATCATTCCACATTTCCTGCGTATAAATCCAACTTTTGGATTGCCTCATTACAAGCAATTTGTTCTGCCTTGCGTTTGATTTTATGTTGTCCCTCACCCAGGAATAAAAATATTTTTCCCTCGTTTTTCTCAATAGATTCACGAATCGCGCCAAAATTTTTCAATATGTCAATATGTAATGCCTCTGTTTGACTACAATTATATACTTGTTGTCCAACGCATAAATAAACACCCATTTTATATCCATTGTCCAAGTCATGTTCTATTTCCAAATAATGCGGTGTGACCTTAAACTCCTTTTGGATTTTCACCTGTAAGATGTTCTTGTAATTGTCGTCATTTTGAATCAAGGCAATCCAATCAATATGTTTTTCAAACACATTTTCCACGAATTTTTGTGCGATTTGAAATCCTGGTCCGGTGACAAATATATTTTTAAACCACCCTTCGTCATCCTTCACATCTATCTTGTTGAAATCCAAAAACAGCGCACCTAAAAATGACTCAAAAAGACATCCTAATTTCTTTAAATTGGTGCGGATTTTCTTTTCCTCTGCGTGTTTAGAAAGAATCAACCAGTTGTGTAACTTCATTTCTAGTGCGATCTTTCCAATTGCCTCATTCTTGACAATCGCAATTTTCTTTTCTGTCATAAACCCCTCGTTTTCCTTGGGAAAACGGCGGTATAAATAATATTTCGTTACTAATTCCAATACACCATCTCCAAGGAACTCCAAATTTTCGTTCGACTTTGTTTTCAATGGCATACAATCAGGCGGTCTATCCACGATCGTAATATTTTGAGACGCGTTTTCAATATGAGGTCGTTTGGTATAAGACCGGTGAACAAAAGCGCGTTTATACAAGTTCAAGTTATGAACAATATTGGGAACACCATATTTAGTGAGAATAGATTGAACTTCGCTCAATGTAATCTCCACATTACCCGGATTGTATGGATTGAATATTAAACCATCCTCTCCTTTAATAATATCATCGTCGCGTATTATATTTTTGTCTTCTTGATTCATTATGCTGTAACCTGGCAAATAAACTATATATGTATTATTACCATAGCTTTATATTGTTTTCATATATGTTTCATTTAGTTTTAGGAAATCCGGGTTTCTCTCATGAGTATAAAAATAATAAATAAAAATAGTATTATGATAATTTATAATTTTTTATATAATATTCCATTCTTTGAAAAATATAATATTTAAGGTATATATAAATATGCCAGTTGGAATGTTCGTTCAATCAAACCCATATACTAACACTATCGCTTCAAGAACCGAACAAAGTGGTGGTTCATTAGGTGGTAACAAAAAGGCAGGTATTGTTACCTTTGGTACTACTTGGCAACGAGGTAACATGGGTAACTACTTAAAACGTGCTCCACAAAGAATACCATCCTTATTAACAATGAGACTATTAACTACCAGACGTCCAGTACAAGGTACCAGATACCAAGTATATGCCAGACGTGGTATAATGTAATTCGTTTTTATTTTGTGTATTTTTTTGTATTACGGAATATTTTCATTTAGGAAAAATAATACATTTAGTAAAAAAATAATTTAATAACTAAATTAGTAATTATATTATTGCGCAAAGAATGATCATTAAGGTTGATATCCGCGAACAAGAAATGTTTAAATTAATCAAATACTATTTAGAAATCAGCCCTTCCTATAAAAACATTACTATTGTAAGTGAAAACTTGCCATTAGGAGATGTCATTATTTATGATGAAAACAATGTTGAAAGATTGATTATAGAGAGAAAAAGTATTCGGGATTTGTCATCTAGTATAAAAGACGGTAGATATGAGGAACAATCGTATCGTTTAAACGGTTCGCCATTTAGCAACCATAATATCATATATTTGATTGAGGGTGATTTGAATAGTAAATTTTTATTCAAGGACCGGATCGACAAGATTTCAATGTATTCCGCCATGTTTTCACTGAATCATTATAAGGGGTTTTCAGTATTAAGGACATTTACTATTGATGAGACTTCTTTAGTGATTTGTAATATGGCATATAAAATGAAAAAATGTGATATTGAAAACAAAAAACCTTATTACAAAAATAAGGTCGAGGCGTTGAGCGAACCTGTTTCAAAACCAATATCTGATCCTACAGATGTAGTTATTCAAGAAACAACCATTACCACTGATAAACCTCTTGTTGATAATAATGAAACTGATGCCAATGAAGCAAATGAAAAGGATTATTGTGTGGTGATTAAAAAGGTTAAGAAGGAAAATGTTACTCCGCAAAACATTGGTGAAATCATGTTGTGTCAAATACCCGGAATTAGTTCTGTAAGTGCGATTGCGATTTTAAAAGAATATCAAACCTTGCCGAATTTATTGAATAAATTAAGAGAAAACAATGATTGTTTAAATCAAATATCCTATGTAAATTCCAAAAATCAAACCAGAAAAATAAACAAAACAGTTATTCAAAATATTAAGAAATTTTTATTGTGTTAAATGAATATGTTAAAATTTTATTATGTTAAATATATAGATATATATAAATGAGTGGCGGTGACCATTGGTTAAAAATAATTGGTTTTTTAGTAGTATTGGCTTTATTCTATTACTTTGCTACAGGCGCATTAAAAATTCAAAATAATTTATTGGAAGGTTTCGTAAAAATGACGGATACAAGCAGTAAAACAACCGACAACGGCGAACCCAGTACGAATGCTGGTGTTGCCGGGTCTTCGGGTAATGTAGCCAACGCGATTGGCGAACAAACCATTAAAATGCAAGACACCTTTTTGATTAAAAAATACAGGAAAAACTATGAAAATCTAGTAATTAACGCCGACGAGTACGTTAGCTATTTAATGTTGGACCATTTATTGAAACTAAAGACAGATGATAGTGAAGAATCGAAAAACGCAAATATTGCACTATTAGACAACATCAATAAATTAGGCGCATCTAAAACATCCTTAAATGGAATCATGAAATTTGTGGATTCTGTATAAGTATAAATATTATGTGATGATTTGTAAATTCACATAATATTTTTTATGAGAATGATGAGTTGTTAAGCTACACGAATCGCGACTTCATTGTCGGCATAATAACCACGGTCAACCAATGCTTGCGTAAATTTGGCACCACCCCAATTATCATCCATCGCATTTGGACTATACAATAATCCATTTTGGGTTTCATCCATTTTGTCTAAAGGGGTTGTCGATCCTACATAAAAACTAGATTCATCATACGAAGGCGTTGAATTTGTATTATAAGGTGGGTCATTGCGCCCCGCGTCTATTAATTTTGTTGGATTTGGGTTTCTAAGCACCGACTGATTATTTACAATTACTGGTGGTAATCCGCCCTGAGGCTCGGTAACACCTGGTCGAACTTTATATACGGATTGACCTTGGGTGTCGTATGTTTTTTGTAAATACAAAACAGGACAGCGTATTCCTTCATTACGTTGCCATTCCATGAATTCTGTATAATCTTCTAAATTATCAAATTGAATCGGATTAACTCCTGGTATTTTTGCCAATTTTGAATTATATAAATATATTTTTGAGCCATTTTGTATTAATATATTAGGACATCTAGGATATTTTAATTCGTTGCTTTCAAAACCTTCTTGAAATATTCTATCGGGACTATATTTCATACAAAAATACAATCCTGCTAAAAATACTATCATTATAAAAATAATAACCAACATATATATTATTTATAAAAATAATTTTTCTTGTTTAATAATAATATTATAATAATATATTATAATGAAATCTTTAATTATTCAAGATAATCATAACGGAAACAACCAACATATCATTGATGAAATCAATAAACTTTTAAAAAATGGTAAAAATGTTTTTTTATTTGTCTATATGGACGGTTGTGGTCCATGTAATTCTACGATACCAAAATGGGACAATATACCAAATAAATTAAATGACCATGACCATATAAAACACAATGATGACGTTGTCACATTGCGTATTAATAAAGATTTATTTCCTTTATTACAAAATATGGGAAGCGAACCAGCAGGCTTTCCTTCTTTAAGACATGTTACCAAAAATCAGGTGGAGGAATTTGAAGATTGGAAATCTCCTATAAAAGAGAGATCTACTGATTCTTTTATCAAATGGATTGAAGATAAAATTTCCAAAAAAAAGGGTGTCAAAAAGATACAGGTCACCAGTCAAAAAAATAAAAATAAACGAAAACAACGTGGTGGTAAATGGTCATTGAAATACAAAAGAAGTATTAATTGTAAAAGACCCCGCGGATTTTCTCAAAAACAACATTGTAAATACGGACGTAAACATAGTAGTCGCAGAAAACACAAATAATTTTATATTTTATTCAAAATAATAAAATATGAATTTTAAAATTGAAATGAAATAAACACAAGTCTTTATAGTATCATAAACAGACAAAACCAAAATGGATAAATCCTTTCGCTTATTTGACTTTAATATTAATATTTTAAAATCGGCGTCATCATCCTCTGGGAGTGAAGAAGAACCCCAAAATAAATCCCGTATTGATTCTCAAGAATTCTTGATTCAAATGTTTGGTATTAACAAAAAGGGCGAAACATGCTCCATAATTGTTGAGGATTTTAAACCATTCTTTTATGTAAAAGTCGACGATTTTTGGACCACTCAAATTAAAACAAATTTTCTGAATGAAATCAAAAAGAGAATCGGAAAATATTACGAAAATTCCATTTGCGACTGTAAATTCGTCAAGAAAAAAAAGTTATATGGGTTTGACGGTGGAAAAGAACATAAATTCATTTGTTTCAAATTTGACAATATGCCTGCTTACAATAAGGTCAAAAATTTATGGTATGGAAAAGACCGCAAATTAATTGTCGGAGGTTGGTTATACGGCAAGACCAAGACCCAATTGTATGAGGCCAATATTCCTCCATTATTGCGTTTCTTTCACATTATGGATATTAGTCCGTCTGGTTGGGTTGCGTTGCCAAACAAGAAAACAATACAAATCAATAATGACAAAAAGACATCGTGTACTTATGAATTCCGTATTAGTTACATACATATTATTCCGTTAAATATTTGTGAGGACCGAGTCCCCTATAAAATATGTAGTTTTGATATTGAAGCCAGTAGTAGTCACGGTGATTTCCCGGTGCCGATAAAATCGTATAAAAAATTGGCAACCAATATGATTGAATATTTTGAGAAAAACCATGTCGCGCTGGAAACCAAAGACAAATGTAAAGACGTGTTGAGAAATATAGTATTATCCGCATTTGGATACAAAAATATGATTGAAATTGATCTGGTGTATCCCAAGAGTCCTCCAAAAAACCAAAAAATCTTGGAAACAAGTATTGAGAAATGGTTGGTTTCACCTGTGCGTAAACTGGACGATGGGGTCGCGGACCTGGAGAACCAACTCAAAATAGAAGAAGTTTTTGAGAAAATGAATGAAGAAGAAGATGATGCCGGGTTTTACTACCATTCATATTATTCAAAAAAAGAAAAGGTTGATAAAAAAGACACGATCATTGATGTATTGTCCAATAAAAAATACGCTCGCGAAACCAAATTAACCGAATTAAATATTTCTTTGAATTCATTCTTTCCCAAATTACAAGGCGACCGTGTTACGTTTATTGGGTCAACCTTTTTAAAATACGGAGACCAAGAACCCTATTTGAATCATTGTGCGGTTGTCAATACTTGTGCTAGTGTAGACAATGCTGTGATTGAAACGTATAAAACTGAAAAAGATCTGCTTTTAGCGTGGAAAAATCTAATACAAAAGGAAAATCCTGATATTATTATTGGTTATAACATATTTGGTTTTGATTATGAGTTCATGGTACGACGTGCAGAGGAAAATTATTGTGCGGATGAATTCTTGCGACTCTCAAGAAACACGGATGAATTATGTGCCACTTTGGAAGACGGGCGATATAAAATCGAGGAAAGTAGTATTCAAATTGCGAGTGGTCAGCATGATTTGAAATATATCAAGATGAATGGACGAATTCAAGTGGATATGTATAATTTCTTTCGTCGTGAAGAAAACTTGACATCATACAAATTAGATTACGTTGCTGGTCATTTTATCGGTGATTATGTGAAAAAATATGAATGCGCTGAGGGCGACGAAACGACTCTGATACAAAGCTCAAATTTAACCGGATTATTGGTCGGTAGTTATATTCATTTTGAAGAAATAGGTCATTCGGTTGATTACTATAAAGACGGCGAAAAATTTGTTGTGACATATGTAGATAAGACAAGTGGAAAATTTGAAATACGAGGTGCGATCAATCCGGATATGACAAAAAAGGTACGATGGTGTTTAGCCAAGGATGATGTCACTCCAAAGGATATATTTAGGATGACCAATGGTGATCAGAATGAACGCGCAATTATTGCGAAATACTGTATTCAAGATTGTAACTTGGTCCATTATTTGATGAACAAAGTAGATGTCATGACGGGTTATATTGAAATGTCAAAAATTTGTAGTGTGCCGATTAGTTTCCTTATCTTGCGAGGTCAAGGCATCAAACTCACCAGTTATGTGGCGAAAAAATGCCGGGAAAAAGAGACGCTCATGCCAGTGATGGAAAAAACCGAAAGCGACGAAGGCTATGAAGGTGCGATTGTGTTGGATCCCAAATGTGACTTGTATTTAGACAATCCAGTGGCATGCGTGGATTATGCGTCGCTGTATCCGTCGTCCATGATGAGTGAAAACTTGTCTCACGACAGTAAAGTATGGACCAAAGAATATGATTTAAACGGTGATTTAATTGAAACGACTGGCGAACAAGACGCAGAAGGAAATTTCATATACGACAACCTGGTGGAATACGAATATGTAAATATCACCTATGATACATACAAGTATGAAAGAAAATCGGCGACCTCTGCGGCGGAAAAAATCAAATGCGGTTATAAAATTTGC